CCTGCCTGTTTTAAGAGATCATATCCAAAACCTTTTCCGTCAATATAAGGTTCATCTCTCCAACTCATATTCCCAGATCCTCCTCAGTCATGATTCGGAATTCATAATTACGATCTGCACAATATTCTCTTGCTGCTTCCCACTTTGCCTGATTCTTCACCCACATTTGGACTTTATATGCCCAGGCTTTTGTTCTTCTTTTGGGATTCTGTTCTGGCATTTCTACTTCTTTTTTAGGTTTAATTTCTATAACAACTGTTCGTGTACTTCCATTCTTATCCTTATACTTTACAAAGAAATCTGGAAAGTATCTGTGTACTTTTCCATCAAGAGGTGAACGATACGGTATCCAAAATTCTTCAGATTGCCATTGGTTCACATTTTCGTTTAAATCACAATATCTCATGAATTTGCGTTCCCACAAAGAACGATAAACGATGTCTGTGGGATCACCCTTATACTTTTTTGGGTTTTCTGGACGGAATTTTCCCTTATAACTCATATACATACTATAGATCCTTAAGAAATATTTATAGATGGCTGAGCCATTCAGAGAGGATTATCCAAATAATCCATACAGAGTTGATCCTATTTACATTAGGATGACAACCCCCAGAAATACATCTGACGATAGGGGTTCTCTTCCTAGTATCCAAGATCTTTATGGAAGTCTGTCTCAAACGAGTCAATTCAAAGCATCTTTGTTTTTAGGAGACTCTGTAGGTGCAGGAAGTGCAGATAAAGATTTGAATTCTTGGTTAGTTGCTTGTGGAGTTCTGGGACAAGACTTGACGGCTCTTCGTTATGATTTCATGTGTTATAGTACAACTTTGCCAGGAAATACATTCTCAACTTATGATGAAACTGGAAGTAGACAGGGAATGATAGAAAGATTCCCCTACATGAGAACCTTCCCTGAAGTAAGTTTAGATTTCTTTGTTGATGCTGATTATGGAATTATCCGTTTATTTGAAGAATGGATGAACTTTATTAATCCATTATATACTGACAGTGGGAAAACAGGACCATCTTTCAGAGGAAGTACGAGTGATTCCGCAAGTTTTGATGATGACAATATTTTCAAAATGAGATATCCCTTAACTTATAAGAGAACTATTACAGTAACAAAATTTGAAAGAAATTTTAGAATTGATGGAAAAGGAAGGGTACTAGAAACTCCACCAATGTTGACTTATAAGTTTATTAATGCATTCCCAACAAATCTTACTTCAATGCAATTGTCATATGAGGGATCTTCTATTACTAAAACTTCTGTAAGTTTTAATTATGATAGGTACGTTGTTCTGAAACATGATGGTACTGGTACACCTTATTATGATGATCAAGTGACAGCATCAACAGAAAAACTTCTCTTTGCTAATCCGCAATTAGGTAGTGGAAGTCTCATTGGTAATTTGGCTTTGAAGACAGGACAAACACCATTATCAGCAGCTAGCGAACCAATCTAAATATTTTTAACTGAATTCGTAATCTAATGCCATTACCTAAAATTGCTACACCAACTTATGAACTTGAATTGCCTTCTTCTGGAAAAGTTATAAAGTACAGACCCTTTCTAGTTAAAGAAGAAAAAGTTCTTATTTTAGCTTTAGAAAGTCAAAATGTTAAGGAAATAACTCTTGCGATTAAATCGGTCTTAAAAGATTGTATCTTGACAAAAGGGATTAAAGTAGAAGACTTGCCTTCTTTTGACATTGAATATATCTTTTTAAACGTTCGTGGTAAGTCTGTAGGAGAATCCATTGACCTTGTAGTTACCTGTTCAGATGATGGAACTACTGAAGTTCCTGTAAAAGTATTTGTGGATGAAGTTACGGTCCAAAAAGATCCTACTCATGAAAGAGAGATTAGAGTAGATGAGGATGTCATTATCAAAATGAAGTATCCATCCTTAGAACAGTTTATCAAGAATAATTTTGATTTTACGACTCAAGAATCTGTTTCAACAATTGAAAAATCATTTGATGTTATTACTTCGTGTATTGAGGCTATCTTTACGAGAGAGGAGTCATGGGCAGCATCAGATTGTACAAAAGCGGAATTAGTTGAATTTATTGAAAGTATGAACTCTTCCCAATTTAAAAAGATTGAGGAGTTTTTTGCGACAATGCCAAAACTTTCACACACATTTGAAGTAACCAATCCAAAGACAAAGGTTAAAAATACGGTAACATTAGAGGGGCTAACGAGTTTTTTCGGCTAATTATGGCTCATATTGATCTTGAGTCATATTACCGTATCAACTTTGCTCTCATGCAGTTCCATAAATACTCATTGACTGAGATTGAAAACATGATGCCCTGGGAACGAGATATCTATCTCGCTCTATTGAGACAACATATTGAAGAAGAAAACGAAAAAGCTAGGGCGGCGAATCGTGGCAATTAAACCAGCAATCAATCCAGGAGTCATTGCTCCAGAAAGAAGTGTTACACCAGAACAGGCTCAGAATTTTATTTCTGGTGGAGCTCCTCTTGGATCTTCTGTTTTAAGTGCGGCTGCTAATAAAATCGTAGGATTTCAACGTGGTGCTACTGCTGTTGCTGCTAGACCTCCCGATTTAGGATCAATAATTAAAACTCTCTCAAGTAATATCCTAAACAATGTAGAGAGTAGAGTACAAAGTATTAATCAAACTGTCAATCAAATCGTAAATCAAAGAATTTCCGAACTGACGGGTGATTATAGAGACAAAGTTTCTAAAATTGATACCAATCTTCCAAATAAACTACTCAATTCATTCTTAAGTCTCTATAATAAGGCATTAGGATACATACAATTTTTTGCGGATAAAAGAAATGTATCTAGATTAGGAGATAATCTTAAAGCTTTACAAGAAGTTTTCGGTGAAACTTTTAACGTTGCAAAAGTAATAAGACAACAAATTGTTAGAATTATTGATCAACTTTCTAATTTACCAAATGCTACAGCTGGAGCTGGGCCTGGACTAAGTTTAGATCTTAAAGTACCTGGAGGGCCGCTGAAGAAAAGTGCGCCTGCTGGTTTATTCAAAATGATGCGTCGTCCTGGCATGGCTCTTGCGGGTGCTGGTGCATTAGCTGCTGGAGGAGCATTAGTAACAAGTGCATTATCTGGACCCGGTGCAGTTAAAGGTGAGGTAACTCAGGATGATTCTGGACTGAGTGGACCTATTTTAGATAGATTCAATTCCATTCTCGGAAGATTTCAAAGTGCAATAGACTCCTTAGCAACAAGACAACCAAAAGAGAGTGCGCCTTCTTCTGGAAGTGGTAGTTCTAGTGCAAAAGCTTCAGGTTCAAAAGAAGATCCTGGAGCAGATGTGCCAGGAGCTCCTATGTCAGATGCTCCAGTATCTAAAGAAGTAGATTCCACGGGATTAAAATCCAACTTTGCTCCCATAGCTCAAGATATCATTAATAGTGGAAAAATTGATACTACTAAACTTTCCGATAGGGCTGCAATGGGTGCTATGTTAGCTGTTGGTCAAATGGAAACTAATTTTGACTATTCAAAAGCCTACACTGGAAGGGGTGGTCTCAATAATAATATGCAAGGATTTATTCAGTTAAACAGGGCTGCCCACCCAAGTACAGCATTTCAAAGTAAGAAAGGATATTTGGATTATACTGTTCCCAAATTCACAGGGAAATCAAGTACTTTCACTGGTGGAGGAAAATTCAATCCACTAGTGTTTGCAGAAAAATTAAAAAATGCAAAGACTGGATGGGAAGTTGCACAAGCATTAAGGGCAGGTGGATTTACTGTAAATGATTTTGATCCACTTGATACTGCACAAGAGGCAAATAGATTAACACCAGATCAAGTTCAAGCTATAAAGAAAATTGTGTTTGGTAATTTAAATCTACAGACCACTCAACCAACTGCAAAGGCTGAGGCTCCTCCAAAAGCAGAGGTAGCCCCAGCTCCAACACAACAGGAGAATACACAACAACTTGCACAATCGGTTTCACAACCACCCGCTACGGTACAGACAAACGTAGTGGAAATGTTAAATCCCGTAAATATGTCTGAGTCCGCAGATCAGGGTGGCGGAGTCCAGACAGTAGATTCTGGGACAGTTCAGGGTGGAACAGTTCCTTTCATGACTCCTACAAATGAAGACAATTTCCTTACATTATACTCAAGAATTGTATACAACATCATTGACGGATAATGGCAATTTCAAACAGCGTATTCCCATTAGCAAGAGCAGCTAACAACATTGTTAGAATCAATCGCTCCACGGGAGTGATGCAGAATACACAGACATCTTTTTCAGAATTTTTGTCTTTCATGTCTGGTCAAACTCAGACTTTGAAATCTATTCAATTTGACAAGAAAAAACTTAGAAAACTGCAATCTATCAATCCAATTAGTACCTTTGGTAGACCTGGTAATTTACTGAGTGGATTAGCGAGTGGTGCATTGGATGCAGCTTCTGCTGTGGGAAGTTTCTTCGGTGGAGATAAAAAATCTGCGAGTTCAAAGGCAGGACAACCAATACCAAAAGGACAAAAAGTTAGATTTAGTGGAATGAGGGCACTGGGAATAGCCAATGTTGCTCTTGCTGGATTAGATTTTGCACAAGGATTGCAAGAAGGAGAAGGTGCTGGTAAAGCTGCTGCTGGCGCTGGAGGAAATCTTGCTGGTAGTTTGATTGGTGGTGCCATTGGTCAGGCTTTAGTACCTATCCCTGGTTTAGGATTTGTCCTGGGCAGTATGGCGGGAGGGATGTTAGGTGGATATCTCGGAGATCGTGCATATGAAACTGGAGAGAAAATAGTAGGTCAAGGACAATTAAAACAACAAGAGGCGGAACAAAAGGCTGCTGCTCGTGCAATCTCTTCTTCACAAAACACTTGGCCATCCACTTTAGACAAATTTGAGAAAGTAATATCAAATTTTGAAAAAGCCGTTGCTGGTGGAATGTTGGGTGCATCTTCGCCAGGAACATCTTCAGAAGAAGCAAGTGAAGAAACTGGGATGCATGATGAGGAATCAAAAGCTAATCAAGGACCACCTCCAGAAAATGTTGAAGATAATGAATACTCTGTCAGTGGTGGACAATTACCCAGCAAATATATAAACACTAAAGACTGGCATGAATTTAGACAATATTATAATAGTGGAAAGGGCGGATACCACAAAGGGGAAGACCTTCCCATAGCTCAAGGAACACCAATCAGCATGGTTATTCCAGGAAAAGTAGTTCAAGCAGGATTAGTGCTGACGGTGCAGGCGGAAATGTTTTAATAACTCATGAAGATGGAAAACAAACAAGATATTTGCACATGAGTGCGATATATGTAAAACCTGGAGATACTGTTTCTTCTGGAAAAGTTATCGGATTAACTGGAGGACAACCAGGAACAAAAGGTGCTGGACATAGTTATGGGCCACACCTGCACTACGAATTTTATAAAAGCACTTCATCTGGTCCAGATGACCCACACCCGACTATAGATAGATATTTCAGATTTGGTGGTAGAGTAACTGCAAAGAAAAAAGTAACTTCACAAACTGGAGTTATGGGTCAAAGTGGAAAACCAACTGCGGTATTAATGGCTGGAACAAACGATTATGGTTCTCCACAATCTGGTGCAGCTGGAGTTAAACAAGCAATCAAAAACTTACAAGAAAAGGGTTACAATGTAGTCGTAGTTCCACCATCAGAAGTTGGACAAACTGCTGAAGTTTCTAAACAAGTACAAGAAGTTGCTAAACAAATGGGTGCAACTGTGAGAAAGGGCCAATATATGAAAAATGATGGTACTGGTACAATACCCTATGCACATTTAACTAAGCCTTCCGCAGATGCAATTGCAAAAGAATATAAAGGAGCTACATTTGTTGGAGATAGTAATGCCCAGAAGATTCCTGGTGCAAAGATAGCTGCTGTTAGTCAAAGTGCTTCAACAATTGCTGGCATGATAAACAAACAGATTGCTTCCGCAGGGCCTGCTGTACAACCACAATCACAAGTGCAGTCAGTTCCACAACAATCAACTGCACCTCAACAAATGAAACCAGTTCAACAATATCCAAATTATAATCTACAACAAAACAAAACTGTTGTTCTTCCAATTGTACAAGGAAACGGAAAACAAGCTCCAAGAGTTATCTCTTCTCCGTCATCGGGACAAAAAACTGTTTTAATGCCTGGGCCTTCCGAACTTCAGGTATTAAATAGTTTATATAAGACAATGTTACTCACTCAATTATCATCCTCATAATCCATGTCAGTTGCAGTACAAGGCCTAAAGTTTAACGCGGTTGAACTTTATTCTCTAGACAAAAATAAAAAAGTTGACATTACAAATAATATTTTGTCAATTGATTACTATGAGGATATTTTATCCCCATGCGTAACGATGACTATAGCTATCATGGGAACTGGTAACTTATATAATGGATTGCCCATTCGTGGTGGAGAAAAAGTAGTTTTAGATATTTCTACAGCCACAGGAGATTTTGTCTTAGATGGTGATTATGGAATGTATGTGTATAAAGTTAGTGGTTATGTTTCTGACGGAACAAAAGAGGGATTCAATTTACATCTTACCTCCAGGGAAGGACTAACAAACGAAACTGCCAGAGTTCAGAAAAAATATAAAAAACAAACTATAGATACACACGTCAAAGAAATTTTAAAGGATGTACTAAAGACAAAAAAATACAAAGATGCGGATATTGAAAAGACATCAAACTCATATAGTTTTATTGGTAACAATAAAAAACCTTTTCACACTCTGACATGGTTGGGTCCAAAGGGAATACCATCTACAAGTAATTCTGGCGAAAATGGAACAGTTGCAAAGGGTGTTGCTGGATTCTTATTCTTTGAAACAAAAGATGGATTTAATTTTAAGAGTATTGATAAAATGGTGAGTGCCACTCTACAAAAAGAAAAGGGTATCCCAATCTATAGTTACAATAGTGCAATTCAACATAATAATTCTGGTACTAATTTTTCAATTTTAAACTATAATATAGAAAAGAATGTAGATTTAATGAAGTCTCTTAGAGTGGGGATGTATGCTAATAAAACCTATTTCTATGATCTTTATACTAATAAATTAGATATTTTTGATTATAACTTAAAAGATGAAGTTAAAAATAAGTTAGGTACACAAGATAAAATATCAGTACCTCCAGGATTTGAAAAATCTCCAAGTAGAATTCTTTTCAGAATGTCGGATACTGGAACATTGGATCCAGATGACATCAAAGGAACCTCTGGAAGAGATAATACTGATATGGGAAAATCATTTGGAAGGTATAATTTACTGTTCACACAGTCACTAAATATGATAGTACCCTGCAATGTCAACTTACGGGTGGGAACAGTTTTGGAAGCCCAGTTTCCAAAAGTTGATCCATCACAACAAAATACTGTTGGGGGAGTTGACGAACAACAAAGTGGAAGATACTTAATTAAAGAATTGAGACATCATTTTGAGGGTAATAACATGATTACATCTCTTAAATTAGTTAGAGATTCTTACGGTCTGTACTAAATTAAAATTATGGAAAACATAAACGCACATATCGCCAAAGATAAAGAACTTCTTGACGATCCAACAATCTCACCACAAGCACGCAGACACACTGAGGAAGAACTCGCTGCGTTAGAAGCTTATCACGATCACCACCCAGAAGATGAACATGATCCAACTCCACTTGAGTTGTATTGTGATAGTCATCCAGATGCCTTAGAATGTAGAGTGTACGACGACTGATGATAGACGAATCCTTACTTAAATCTAATTTTGCCGGAAAAGATGGCTTTGTCTGGTGGGTAGGCCAAGTTGCCAACCCATCAGTGTGGAGAAATGACAAATCTAAAGTAGACCTTGATGGTAGTTGGGCATATAGATGTAAAGTAAGAATTGTCGGGTATCATACATTTGATGGAACTATTTTACCTGATGAAGACCTCCCATGGGCCCATATATTGACAGCGGCTGCTGATGGTTCTCCAGGACAAGGTGGATTCGGTAAAACGCCAAATCTTGTTGGAGGGGAATCTGTTCTTGGATTCTTTATGGATGGAGAAGAAGCCCAACAACCTGTAGTGGTTTCTTGTTTCTATAGAAACGTTTCTGTAAAGAACAATATTACTCCAGACTTAGTTGCTAAAGAAAAGAGTTCCCGATTCCAACCATTCACAGGAATGCAAGGATCTCTAAAAGCCACTCCAACAAGAATTAAACCACAGAAACCCGGAACAATAAACAAACCACCAGAGGTAACAAACTCTGGAACAGGTCAACCTGCAATGTCTGTGAAAGAGACATCAAAACCTCTTTTCAACGTAGATAATAGTATTAACCTAAGTCCTGATGCATCTTATACATATAACAATGATTTTAATCTGGGAATAAATCCATTTGACACACCCAGTTATATTTCTGTAACAAGTGGATATACAAATCCATTGTCGGGTCTTTCAGACTCTTCATTATCGGGATCAATATACGGAAAAACCGACCTGGGTTATGATAGACTTTTTGCAGACACCCAAGCAGTTAATGCATTTTTAGCTTCATTCCATACATCCGAAGTTGGTCCTTACTCTGGAGATGATGGATGTAAGAATAATTTTCTTGCAGATATGCAAGCCACTCTTCAGTCTTTCATTTCGTTTATAAACAAATTACAGAAAACTGCTTATGGGTTCATTGATCCAGTTAGAAATGTTGTTGTCAATGTAAAGACTAACATCAAAAGAGTTGCTCGTTTACTGATATCAATTTTTAAGTTTATTACTAACGGAATAAGAGATAATATAACAAAATTAATATCATGTCTGTTCAAAGCATTTGCAATTACCATACAAGAACCACAGTGGTTGCAATTATCTGAAGCCACAAAACAAATTCTAAATATAGTTTTTTGTATTTTTGAAAAACTATTTGGGCCACTATTTGATTTCATGATGGCACTTTTGGAAGGATTGATTGGAAAATCTCCAAATATCCCTAAGTGTGCTGCAGAAGAAACTCTTGCAACTTTGATTGGAAAGGCAGCAGATTTCTTAACCGATGCTCTAGATACTGTGTTATCAGGCATTGATTGGTTGACAGGAGGAATAGGACAGATTACTAGTTATATCACTGGTGCCTTTGGTATGTTGAATCAGTTATTGGGATTTTTGTCTTGTGATGGTCTTGCATGTAAAGGTAAAGCTTTTTGGGATCCATTCAATGGAGTAAAACTTCCAGAGTATGATAAGTGGGCTACAACTCTTAACAATTTTGATTTACTTGGTGGTGCTGGAGAGTCCGTTGATGAATGGGCTTCACTATTATCAATGTATGGTGGTCAAGAAACCATATTCAAAGACTGCCGTCAACAAATCATAAATCCCAAAACTCAAGATGATGTTTGGGGAGCAATTCCTCCAGGCACGAAATGGTATTACTGTATCCCACCAGAAATTGTCATAACAGGAGATGGTATAGGAGCAAAAGCAAAAGCAATCGTTAATCCCAAAGACGGATCAATACTAACGATCAAAGTCTTAAACAGTGGAAAAGGATATAGTAAAGAACCCACTATTACCATTGTAGATGCTTCAAACTTTGGTAAAGGTGCTTATGCTAAAGCAAAAATAGATGATGGTGGATATATTACTGACATCTATATGACAGAGAAAGGTTCGGGATATTGTGTTACAGACTTGAATCTAATTGGTCTAGGATCAACGAGTGTTGGGGTTGGAACAACATCAACTCCTACTGGAATAGGATTAACCAATCCTGGAATTTCCACCACTCCTGTGGGAATCATAACAAATGTTGTTGTGGATAAACCTGGATATGGTTATACCAGTGGGGACACTATCAGTTGGGGAAATTGTATATACAGCCCAGTCCTAACTCAAAATGGCAATATAATTGGTGTGGCAAGTGCATCGTATTGCAAAGCACAATTCTTAGACATCCCGGAAATCACAATAAATACAAATACGGGACAGGGTGCAGAATTGTATCCAGTTGTCCAATACGTACCACAATATGTGGTTGATAATCAGTCAACTGTAATAGGAATAGGAACAAACTTCATAAGTGTTGTAGATTGTCCGGGACCAGCTCCAGGTTCGTAAAGTATTTTCAGAGGCATATTTTTAATGGCAGAACCAAATTTTCATTGTCACAAACCAGTTGATGCAAAGTTCCAAATAACTTCTGGTGCCAAAGATTTTACGGGAACAACCATGGAATACTCTATGGTAACGGATACTTCTCAAGGACTTCATTATGCTGCAAATGGAAATAAATTTGATAACTGCAATGCATCAAGCATTGAAGTTTGTGGACAAAATTGTGATGAAACTTCGTTTGCAAAAACAATTAAAGCCAAAAACGGAAATATCTTAATAGAAGCATTAAGTGGTGAAATTGTATTAAAAGCCAATAGTATCAGATTAGTTGCAAGAGATGCTCAAGGAGAAATTACACTGACTGCAAATACTCAAGTTCATGTAGATTCTCCTATTATAAATGAGAAAGGCACCATCAGTAACTCATTTATGTCAAATAGTAAATCCATTGCGGCAAACGCTACGGATGTCGTTGGTGGAATTCAAATGACCGCTGGAGTCACAACTGATATTTTAAAAGGAACATTTTTAGGTGGAGTAATGAAAGCCTTGGCTAAATTCAAAAAGTGGTTAGAGTGTTAAGATATGGCACATTTTTCTTTATTATCAATTGGAGATAAACTAGTAATTGGTGCATTAGATACATCATTTCTAGATGCAAACTCCAAACTTTTTCCTGG